GCTAAAGCATTTAGTTTTGCCACATTAGAAGATAATATAGGTTGGGCTTATAAAGGAGAAGGTAAAGTATCTCAAAGACTAGTGTCTCAACCAGATACAGTAGAATTAATTAAAGACGCATACTTACATAAATATTTAAATAGTGTTTCACTAGAAGTCAGAACAGCTTTAAATGATTATTTAAAAGAGCAGGGAATGACTGGTGTTATGGGCTTCTTTAAACGAGCTGTTAACATTACTGCTAGACAAGATTTTATGCAGAAAGTTACTAGAGCTATTAGAACTTTCGACCCTAAAAATACTAACGTAGAAGATAAAGCATTATTAAGTAACCCACACGTAGCTAAAGCAGCTAACGCTTATGCAAACGCATTTGAACAATGGGCTAAAGAATTAAAATCAAAAGGTATTGAAGGTGCAGAATTTAATATTAATAGAGGTTATATACCTAGAAGATTATCACTTGAAAGATACGAAGCATTAAAGAAAAAAATAGGACAAGATGGCGTTAAAGACTTAATTGTTATGGCTATCCTAGACAGACAAAAATATATGTCTGTAGCTAAAGATGCAGAACTAAAAGCATCTTTAAATGTAAAAGATATTAAAAGACCTAAAGTAAATAAAAATTTACCAGACGATCAGAAAGTAGGTGCTGATTGGGAAAAGAAAATTCGTGACGAAGAATTAAAGAAAATGGCTGGTAATGCCGATGCCGAAGATTTTATTAGTCCTGAAAAAGCTGATTTAATGGCACAGGCTATTGTTAACTATTTAAAAAATTCAAGAAGACAAAGTGGTTTTGATTTAGAGGCTTTACTAAGAGTAAAAGACGCTGATAAATTAAAAGCATTTTTCCAAGAGGCGTTCCCTCATTTAGATGACGCTGACATATCTATGATGTCTTCTAATTTAGCTAGTGTAGTTAAAACATTAACTTCAGGAAGATTAACAGAAAGAATTAAATTAAACGAAAGTTTTGAAGCTACAATTAAAAATCAAAAAGTTAGATTAGATGAGCTTTATGAAAACAACGTAGATATTTTATATAACGACTATACGCAGGAAATGGCTGGTTGGTCGGCTTTAAGTGATAGATTAGGAATTAAAAGTAGAGATGCTTGGTACGAAACTTCAAATAAAATTATTGGAGACATAGAAAATAACTATAATGCTAATGGTGGTTTCTTTGAAAGAACTAGATTACAAGAAGAAATTAAAACTGTTAGAAGTGTATTTGAAAATTTAATGGGTAGGTCAGCTGAAGTAGACCCATCAAGTCCTTGGGCTTCGGCGTTTAGAACTATTAGAAGATATAACTTTGTTAGAGTATTAAACCAAGTAGGTATTTCATCTTTACCAGAACTTGGGGTTGTTATTTCAAGTAGTGGTATTAAAACCTTTGCACAAAATATACCAGAGTTTGGTAATATTATTAGAGAGATGCAACTTGGTAAACCATTACAAAGTACATTCTTTAAAGAATTAGCTACTATAAATTTTGGTAATGGAGACGAATACCTATACAGAATAGCACACGCTAGTGAAGCACTAGATCAAAACACAGCTGTTCAAGCTATGGGTTTAGCAGCTAAAGGAAATAATTTTTTAACTGCAGCAGAGAAAGTAACTACTTGGACTTCTGGTTTAACTCCTGTTGATACTTTCCTAAGAAAATTAGCAGTTAGAACTTTTGTTGATAAGTTTGCTGATGATATGTTTAAATTAAAAGCTAGTAATTTTGATTTTACAACAGTTAATTTAAACAGATATAAAGTTTTAGGATTTACTGAAGCTGAATTAAAAAGATTTGCTAAAGAATTTACTGATGGTACAGTAACAGTTGAAAAAACATTTTGGGGTACTAAAGTAAAACAATTCAATTTTGCAAATTGGAAAGATGAAGATTTATTATCTACATTTGCAAATAGATTAAATAGACACACTAAAAGAGCTGTTCAATATAATTTTATTGGAGATACAAACAGATTTTTTGGCGATGAAACTTTTGGTAAAACTATTGGTCAATTCCGTCAGTTTGTTATAACTGCTTGGTCTAAACAATTTTTACATAACGTAGCTCTTGCTGACTTTAGAACATTTAGTATGTTTGCTTATACTAGTATGTTAGCTACTATGGCTTACTTAGGTCAAACTCATTTTAATACACTAGGAATGGGAGATAGACAAAGAAAAGAATATCTAGAAAAAAGATTAGGTAAAGACGGTGATTATAGTAAATTAGGTTTAGCAGCTTTTCAAAGAACTGGTTGGTCGTCTTTAATACCAGCTTATGCTGATATATTTACTTCTCAAATGGCTCCTGAGTATAGATTTAATACTCGTAGTAGTGGTCTTGAAGTAAATTTAATTACTGGTAACCCAACTTATGATTTACTTTCTTCTGGTGCTGATGTTATGGGTTCATTTTTAAAAGCAACTAGAGATAATTATAGTTTTTCTAAAATAGATGCTAGAAGACTTACTCGTTTAATAGCTTTCCAAAATAGTTTTGGAATAAGTAATATTCTAAATTTATTTATAGATAAAAGTCCTTTACCAGATGAAGGTAGAGTAAGATTATATTAACAATAACAAATAAAATATGTCATTTGCAATAGTCAATTATACTGGGAATGGTAGTACGACTACGTATTCAATTACGTTTCCTTACATTACATCTTCTCACGTAATAGTAAAAATAGATAACGTACTTAAAACAGCTGGAACAGATTATACATTTCCTACTAGTTCAACAATACAATTTACAGTAGCACCAGCTAACGGAACTTCTATTTCTATTTCTAGATCATCTAGCCGTTCTACAAGATTAGTAGATTATCAAGATGGTGCGACAATTACTGAGTCTATATTAGATCAAGATAGCAACCAGTTATTTTATATATCACAAGAAGCATTTGACACAGCTGATAATGCTTTATTATTAGATACAGATAACAAGTACAACGCAAATTCAAAAGTAATTAAAAATTTAGCTAACCCTGTTAATGCTAACGATGCAGTAAATAAAACATATTTAGAAAACACTTGGTTAAGCACAGCAGATAAAGCAACATTAACAAACTTAAATTCAAACATAGCAAGTGTTAATACAGTCAATACAAACATTGCTAATGTAAACACAGTAGCTTCAGATTTAAACGAAGCAGTATCAGAAATTAATACAGTCGCAGTAGATATTACAAACGTAAATACAGTTGGAACAAACATAGCCAACGTAAATACTGTTGCAGGTAATAATGCTAACATCACTACTGTAGCAGGTGCTAATGCTAATATAACGACTGTCGCAGGAGCTAATGCAAACATTACTGCTGTAGCTGGTCAAATTACACCTACAAATAATATTTCTACAGTTGCAGGTGCAGTTGCTAATATAGGAACTGTCGCAACAGATATAGCCAATGTTAATACAGTTGGTGGAGCTATTGCTAACGTAAATACTGTAGCAGGAGCAAATGCTAATATTACAACAGTTGCAGGTGCTAATGCCAATATAGGAACAGTTGCTACAAACATAGCAAACGTAAATTCAGTTGGTGGTTCTATTGCTAATGTTAATACAGTCGCAACGAATATTGCCAATGTAAATACTGTAGCTGGTAACAATGCAAACATAAACACAGTTGCAGGTGCTAACGCAAACATCACTACAGTTGCAGGAATATCAGCAGACATTACAACAGTTGCAACAAACGCAGGTAACATTTCAACAGTTGCTACAGATATTGCAAAAGTAATTACTGCGGCTAATGATTTAAACGAAGCCACTTCTGAAATTGAAGTTGTAGCAAATGCTATAGCTAATGTTGATACAGTTGGAACTAATATTGCAAATGTAAATACAGTAGCAACTAATATTGCAAATATAAATTCAGTAAATTCTAACAGTACAAATATTAATCAAGTTAATTCAAACTCTGCAAATATTAATACTGTAGCTACTAATGATGCTAACATTACAACTGTTGCTACAAATATAGCAAATGTAAATTCTGTTAATTCTAATAGTACAAATATAAATTCAGTAGCAGGTAACTCTACTAATATAAATTCAGTTGCTTCAAACTCTGCAAATATAAATACAGTCGCAGGTTCTATAGCTAACGTAAATACAGTTGCTACTAATATTGGTTCA